AAGAAAAGGAGAACAACTGATGTATTTTAATTGTCAAGGTTATTGGCGAGATGATAGGGGTATTAAACATGATTTTGAGATTGAATCTGATAGAGCAGAGCGTAGATTTATCAAAGAACTTGTAGAGGCAAGATTTCCTGCTAAAAGTGTTCAAGTTAATCTTGTTCAGAGAAAGTCACTATGAAAATAGTGTTAGTTACACTTGCAGTAATAGGATTTGGTATGTTATACTTTATCCTATGGAAGCACATAATTTGTAACAACATTGGTGATAATTTGGTGTGTGATATTGTTAGTTACCTCTAAACTGTTCCTATAGTATAAGCAAACACTAAATTGATTACTCTTCGTCCCCATCAGCAGACTGCAATCAACACTCTGCGCACTCATTCTCTTGGTCAGGTTATTGTTCCCACTGGTGGTGGTAAGACTCTGATTCAAATCAAAGATGCAATGTATCGCTTTGAGGTGAAACAACCCAGAACTATTGTTGTTGTAGCACCCAGATTGCTGCTTGCTAATCAACTTTGTGCAGATTTTCTTGAGCACATTGATAATGCCAATGTGATTCATGTTCACAGTGGTGATACCAAACATTTCAACACAACTAAACCACATGAGATCAAACTTGCTGTGGATATGTGTAAAACTGTTGGTGTTCATAGTATTATCTTCACCACATATCATTCCCTACATCGTATTGTAGAGTCTGGTATTGATGTGGACACTGTATACTTTGATGAGGCACATAACAGTGTTCAGCGTCACTTTTATGGTCCCACTGAGGCACTCTCTAAGAAAGCAGATCGTGCTTTCTTCTTCACTGCTACACGCAAATGTTCTGCTGTTGCACATAAACCAGGTATGAACTGGGTTGAAACTTATGGTGAGGTGATTGCTAGGGTTTCTGCACCTGAACTTGTTCAGAATGGTTACATCCTGCCACCTAAAGTCAAGGTGATTGAGATGGACAAACACCCTGTAAAAGCATGTACTCCATTGATTGATGCGCAGAATGTTCTGGCATCCATTGATGATATGGGACTGAAAAAGATCCTGGTATGTGTCAAGACTGCCAAGCAGTTGACTACACTTTTCCAGACAGACTTTGCCTATGAACTTACTCAAAGGGGTTATTCTTATTTGTATATCACTGCCAAGACTGGTGCTGTGATTGATGGCAAGAAAGTGCGCAGGGATGTGTTCTTCAAGACTCTGAATGATTGGGGTAAAGATCCTAACAAAAAGTTTGTGGTTCTTCATCGCTCCATTCTGTCTGAAGGTATCAATGTTTCTGAACTTGAAGGTGTTGTCTTCATGCGCAACATGGATGCTATTGAGATGACTCAAACTATTGGCAGGGTGATTAGGATTGGACAAAAGACCAAGACCTATGGTATGCTTTGTGTGCCTGTTTATTCCAATGTTGGTGTATCCACCCAGCGCAGTTTGCAGAGGGTTGTTGACATTGTGTTTGAGCAAGGTGAGATGTTGGATTCTGTTGTTAAGAGGTAATATGAGTGTCAAAATGCAACCAACTAATTCACATATTCTTCACCCTAATCCTGGTCCACTTTCTTTCACTGTAGGTGATTGGAATGATGCAGAAACATTCTATGCTGCTGTTCCAATCAATGAAAATAAACTTGCTATTGTTCATCAAGCAAATGTAATTAAGACATGCAGAACCACACAATCTGCCATGAGATATATTGAGAAGCATCAAAAGAGAAGGAAATAAAGTTAGTTACCTCTAAACTGTCCCTATAGTATGACGCAGACTAAAATGACTCAGACACACATTTCGCATCCTGAAGATTGCATTTTGACTGGTGACTTGAGTGCTATTGAGGCACTCTATTGTAAGGATAGTCAGATCTCTATGAAAATGGATGGCATGTCCTTAGTTTGGGGCACCAATCCTGACAATGGTGAGTTTTTTGTTTGCACTAAAGCGGCATTTAACAAGAAGAAAGATCGTAAGTGTTATAATCATGATGATCTTTACACACACTTTGGTCATCAAATGGAAGTGTTTGACATTCTGTCGCACTGCCTGAAATATCTTCCCAGAACTGAGAACATTTACTGGGGTGATTGGTTGGGGTTTGGTCGTACTCATGTAGTGCAACAAAACACCCTTACNTATGTTTTTGCTGAGAAACCTGNGCAGAAACTTATCATTGCACCTCACACCAAAGTAACAGTTACTGGTGCATTTTGTGATGCAGAGTGTGAACCACTGACTGAAATCTTTGATGATACTGCTATCATCAAGTGGGTGCAACCTTCTGTGGATCGTGTTCCTCCCACTGAATTTGACGTCACTGATATTGACACAAGCAAGGTACAGTTTATGACTCCCTCAGAGGCATCTGTAGCAGTCAGGAACATCAATGAATTGATTCGTGAGGGTATAGAGTTGACTGATGCTGTATTACTTGATGTGCTTGGTTGTGTCTATCTCACAAATCTGTATCAGATGGTAATTGAAATGAAGCAAGATGTAATGGATAGTTTTATCGTCAATGATGCACCAATGTCCTTCATTTTTGAAAATGTAGAGGTCAATGGTGAGGGGTTTGTTATTAAGAATGAGTATGGAACATTCAAACTGGTTGAACGTCCAATCTTTGCCTACGCTAACTTCAACGCAGGTAAATTTGCTAAGAATTAAAGTTAGTTACCTCTAAAGTGTCCCTATAGTGTAAGCACTCAACTCATCATGACGATCACTCAAACTAAATCCGAATTCCTGACTGAATCACTCATTGAAGTTCTTAACAACCGTGAGAAGGTTAATGCTCTTGAATCTTCAAGATGCACTTATACCAACTTTGAGTATGAAGTAGGTCGTAAGTATATCAAAGTGTGGTCTTATTTGATTTCTGAGGGTGAGCGTCTGCGTGGACGTTCTTGTTACTTGTTTGTTGATAAAGAGAACGGAAATGTATTCAAACCTGCATCATATAAAGCACCTGCAAAGGGAGTGAGATTTCAGATTGAAGAGTTAGCAGATAACCCTGATATTTGTGATGCTTTTGGGAGCTTTCTTTACATTAAGTAATAAATAGGAGTTAAAGGACATGCAAGTTCTAGTGACTGAGAATCAAAAAATTATTGAAGTTCCTGACGGAGCAGAATTGATCGACGATGTATTTTATGTGTGGAAAACTAGGTTTGGATTGTTTTCCACAATGACCAAAGATGGTAGGAAGATGCTCACTGGAGGCACCAAAGATGCAGCAGTCACAATGACACAATGGCATCTAAAGTGTGAGCAGGATGGTACACTTGAGCAGCATACACGTGTGATTGGTAGTGCTATTGTGGGTGGTAAATTGTAAGAGATATTGTTAGTTACCTCTAAAGTGTTCCTATAGTGTAAGCACACAATCAAAACACACAATGAGTCCTAACTTCATCGAAACCAAAAATGTTATGACCTTGAAAGAGGGAATTGCACTGGTTGAATCCAAAGGTTATACTTATCAAGGTATCAATAGCGATTACAATCACTGCTATTATTTGCAGTTTCGTTCTCCTTGGGGAACAATCCAACTTCTCAGCAAGTGGGACATTGAAAACGATAATTTCTGAATAGTAACTGAAGCCTCTAAAGTGTTCCTATAGTGTAAGCACACATCAATTTTAATCTATGACGCACACTATCACAGACAAAAAAGTAATTATCAATGGTATGGAACATGTTGTTACTGCTGTTGATGGATTGGACAGAATTGATATTAACAACAGACTACATGATCTGAATGAACAGATAAGCAAACTACAAATTAAGATAATTGGTTTGCAAGAAGTTCAATCAATGTATGTTCAAATGCGCGACATGATTGATCATCAGTGTGAGATGCGTGAACGTGCAGAATCTGCTGATCAGTTGTTCAACGATATGTTTGGAGGTTGACGACAATGCAATTCCAAGTCACACAAATCGAATTTGATTTTGATGATGAATTTGGACCTTATCCTGAAGAAGAGAAACAAGGTGTAATCAATCAAACGATGACAACAATTTGGTATGCAGTTGATGAGGACGATCTCATTGAAGAGATTACATGTGCAACAGGTTGGTGTGTCAAATCCATCGATTATCGTCACATTCTTGACTGAAATTCATGATCACATCCAAGAAACAAATGCTCAAGGTGATTGCAACTTGTGCTCAGGCAGATACTCTCACCCGTGAAGAAAAGTTTCAAGTTTTCTGTCGAGTATGTGATAACATGCTCAAGCAAGGTAGAATTAGCAAAGTAAATCATAATAGGTGGACGAATATCTGGTGATTATTGTTAGTTACCTCTAAAGTGTCCCTATAGTGTAAGCACACAATCAAAACACAATTATGATCACTCTCAAAGAAGCACTCTCACAACTGAATCAATTTGTAGAGGATACACATGCTGACCTTGATTTAGCGTATGATTGGGTTGCTGAGATGACTGGAATTGATCGTATTTGTGATGATAAAGAATTGTGGAATGAGTTCTACACTGCTTATGGGATTGCTGCTGATAATGCAATGGTAGCAAATCGTTATTCTTATGAAAATCTTTGATCTAATTTCATGAAAACCACTACAGAAACTAACAAAATGACCATCACAGAACGCAATCAAAAGTTATANGATCTTCGTGAGAAATTAAACAAAGCACGAACAGAAATGGCATGGATTGAGTTAGAAATCATGGCAGTGCGTCAAGAATACAAAGATGCACAGATGGGTGATCTTTTTGAAGAAATGTTTGGAGGTTGATTAACATCATGCAAGAGACTAAGTTTATTCTTCATGGTCAATTTCATCGTGCTAATGGTTGGGTGATGAAAGACAGTTTGAGTTACATTAAGGAGACAGAAAAAGAAGCAATTCTTACATGTAAAGATCGGAA